GCCTTCGGTCATGAGGCGGGCGAATGAGATCAAGCATCCGGTGGCAATCGAGCGGAATGTTGATGAACTACTCGCCTTTTTAGACGAGTGCGGATTCGACAAAGCAGGTTCCGTGCCTGTATGGTTGCAACCAATCTGGCAAGCGCCGAAGTCGCGAGCCATCTGCTACGAGGCTTGCATGACCCACGGGTTCCGCATGAGCGTCCAGACGCACAAGGTTCTTGGCCTGCGATGAGAGGTCGAAAACCGACGCCAACGTTTCTCAAACTGGTCAAGGGGAATCCGGGGCGGCGTCCGCTCAACCCAAACGAAGCGCGCCCCGACCTCGCTCGCCCCATGCCGCCAGAGTTCCTGTGCGATGACGCGAAGGTGGAATGGGGTCGCGTCATTGACCGCCTGTTCGAGCTTGGCCTGATGACCGACCTTGACCGCGCCGCGCTCGCCGCCTACTGCGATGCCTACGGTCGATGGGCGCAGGCCACTCGCTCAATCGCGAAGATGGCCGAGCAGGACATGCTCACAGGCGCCCTGATGATCAAGACCAAGAACGGCAACGCGATACAGAACCCGATGGTCGGCATCGCCAATCACGCTCGGTCTGAGATGGTCCGCTTCGCCGCAGAGTTCGGCATGACACCGAGCGCAAGGACAAGAATCGATGTCGGAATCTCAGCGCCGCCAGCCGAAGAAGCGCAAGCAGAACGCGGACACGGCCCCACCAACTACTTCTGATCGCGTCACTGCATACGCGCGATCTGTAGCAGCGGGGGAAACGATAGCTGGTCCGCTTGTGCGGGCGGCGTGCGCTCGACACCTCGACGATCTCGAGCATGCCTCGAAGCGTGGCTGGTTCTGGGACCGCGAGCGCGCCAACTTCGTACTCGACTTCTTCCCTAGTGTCTTGCGTCTGAACGGCGGCCAGTTCGAGGGCAAGCCGTTTTATCTTGGCGAGTGGCAGGCATTCATCGTCGGCAGCGTGTTCGGTTGGGTTGACGTGAATGGAGTGCGCCGCTTCCAGAGCGCCTACCTTGAGGTTGGCAAAGGCAACGGCAAGTCGCCGCTCGCGGCCGGCATCGGGCTCTACATGCTTGGCCCGGATGGCGAGGCGCGCGCAGAGGTCTACGCGGCTGCGTCCAAGAAGGATCAGGCGATGATCCTGTTCCGCGACGCCGTGGCGATGGTTGACCTGTCCCCTCAGATAGGGTCGAAGCTGGTCAAGTCGGGCGGGTCGAATGCGTGGAACCTCGCCTACCCGATGCGCGGCTCCTTCTTCCGCGCCATCGCCTCTGAGGACGGTCAATCTGGGCCGCGACCCCATTGCGCCCTGCTCGACGAGGTGCACGAGCACCCGAACGACACCATGGTCGAGATGATGCGGGCTGGCTTCAAGTTCCGCCGCCAGCCCTTGATCGTCATGCTTACCAATTCGGGGTTCGACAAGACCTCCATCTGCTGGATTCAGCATGAGTACGCCGCGCGAGTCGTGACGCGGCTTCAGGAGGACGACCGGTACTTCAGCTACGTCTGCGGGCTGGACGAGGGCGATGATCCATTTACCGACGAGGGCTGCTGGCTGAAAGCCAACCCGAACCTTGGCGTCTCGATCACCAACGACTACCTCAGGGGGCAGGTGAATGAGGCGCGCGGGATGCCGTCGAAGCAGTCGAAGGTGAAGCGCCTGAACTTCTGCGTCTGGGTGGATGCGGCGAACCCGTGGATTGAGCGTGAGCGCTGGGAGTCGTGCGAGGTTCACTTCGCGCCGGAGATCGAGCTTGCCGGCGAGGAGTGCGTCGGCGGCCTCGACCTGTCAGGCACCCGCGACTTGACCGCCCTCGCCCTGTACTTCCCAGAGCGGAAGAAAGCCTTTGTCGAGTTTTGGAGCCCGGAGGAAACGCTGCGAGAGCGGGAGGAATTTGATCGCGTCCCGTACTCTACGTGGGTGCAGCAGGGCTTTCTCAAGACGACACCGGGGCGCAATGTTGACTACCGCAAGGTGGCTCAGCGCATCGCCGAACTTCAGATGGTGTTCGGTCTGCGATCAATCGCCTTCGACCCGTACCGCATCAAGTACATGGAGACGGCGCTAGAGGAAGAAGGCGTGACCGTCACGCTGACGCCTCACAGCCAAGGCTTCTACAGGTCGAAGGAGTCGAACCTGTGGATGCCCCGTTCAATTGAATTGCTTGAGAAGGACATCGGAGCGCGGACTATCCAAATCCTGAAGAACCCGGTACTGTCATGGAATTCCGCGAGCGCCGTGCTAGATCAGGACAACAAAGACAATCGCATCTTCGCTAAGCGCAAGAGCGTGGGCAGGATCGACGGACTGGTGGCATTGGCTATGGCACGGGGCGCGGCAGAGGTTTCCGTTGAGCGCGAACCCGAATTCCAAGTGATGTTCGTGTGAGCGCAACATTTCCTCAGCCTGAGGCACGTATCCCTTCTTCCGTGCCACAGGATTTTGGCGACCTTCGTCCATGGGGTCGCCCCTTTTATTCTTGGCTGCGGACTACACTTCGCGCCCTGACCGGTCCCGCTATGGCGGGGTTTTTTTTGGAGTCAGCACAATGACAAAGCGCTTCGGAGTATCAACCATCGAGTTCAAGGCCATCGATGAACTCAAGGGCATCATCGAAGGCATCGCTTCGACGCCATCGCTTGATCGAGTTGGCGACATCGTTGAGCCAAAGGGTGCGGTGTTCAAATTGCCGATCCCGCTGCTCTTCATGCACAACCACTCTAAGCCTATCGGGCACGTCACCGAAGCGAAGGTGACGGACAAGGGCATCTACGTCCGCGCGGAAATCTCCAAAGACGTTCCCGTCCCGTTCATCCAAGAGGCGTGGGAACTCATCAAGGGTGGGCTCATTCGTGGCCTGTCGATTGGGTTTAAGCCCATCGAGACGGCCGATATTGACGGCACGTGGGGCCAGCGGTTTTTGAAGTGGGAGTGGCTTGAGCTTTCAACCGTCACCGTTCAAGCGAATCAAGATGCAAACATCGGTGTCCTGAAGTCCATCGATGCTGCAAGTCGCGCCGCGTCAGGCGCAAATTCCAATCCCGGCGTTTCGGGGCCAGTGTTCCTGTCCAAATCAATCTCAATCCCGAAAGGTCAAGGCATGAATATCAAAGAGCAATTGGATCAAATGAAGTCGAAGCGCGATGGCACGTCGGCCCGCATGAGTGCAATCATGCAGAAGAGCATCGACGACGGCCGCACGCTCGACCCCGCCGAGAAAGAGGAATACGACAACTGCGAGTCGGAACTTCGTGCGCTGGAAGATCACGTCAAGCGTCTTGAGCGTCACGCCGAACTCGTGAAGTCGCAAGCCACTGCTGTTGATGGGCTCGCTGGCGTGACTGCCGAGGCTGGCGCAAACGCACAGGCGCGCAGCGGCAAGCCACCTGTTCCCGGCACCAGCATCATGTTCTCGAAGTCGAACCTGCCGAAGGGCACGCACTTCACCCGGCTAGCGATGGCGATTGCCGCTTCCAAAGGCAGCAACTCCGATGCGCTGCTGTACGTCAAACAGTTCACCGACACGCCTGAAGTCGAGCTTGCGCTGAAGGCTGCCATCGCAGCGGGCACGACTACCGACGCGAATTGGGCTGCGCCGCTTGTCAACTACACGGACATGGCGAGCGAGTTCATCGCGCTGCTGTATCCCATGACCATCACCGGCCAACTCACCTCGCTGCGCCGCGTCCCATTCAACATCCGCATGGCGAAAACCGCGTCCGGTACGTCAGTCGGTTGGGTTGGTCAAGGCAAGCCGAAGCCAGTCTCGGCGATGGACTTCGACACCGTGACCCTTTCGTGGGCGAAGATCGCCGGCATCGTGGTGCTGACCGAGGAACTGGTCCGCTTCTCTTCGCCGTCTGCCGAGGCCATCGTCCGCGATGACATGCTCAAGGCCATTGCAGCGTTCAAAGACGCGCAGTTCATCGACCCGTCGGTAATCGCTGTCTCAGGCACGAACCCTGCCGCCGTCACGAATGGCATCACGCCAATCGTCTCGACCGGTGGAACCATTGCCGCCATCACGAACGACGTGAACGCAGCGATGCTCGGCTTCGCCAATGCGAACCTCGACCCGCGTTCTGCCGCATGGGTCATGCGTCCGCGCACGGCGCAATACCTCGCGACGCTGCGTACCTCGCAGGACATCATGGCGTTCCCCGGAATCACGATGATGGGCGGAACGTTCCAAGGTCTGCCGGTCGTCGTGTCGAACTCGATGCCTTTCGATACCGGCACGAGCACCTACATCGCCCTGCTCGATGCGGCGGAAATCCTGTACGCGGACGACGGCGCAGTTCGGCTTGACGCCTCGAATCAGGCATCGCTGCAGATGGACTCGGCGCCGATCGAAGGTGCAGCGACGATGGTCAGCCTGTGGCAGCACAACATGATCGGCCTCCGTGCCGAACTGTTCTGCAACTGGCAGCGTCGCCGTGACGCGGCAGTGCAATTGATCTCCGACGTTTCCTACTAACCGCAAGGCGTAGGACGATGGTGAAGCAGACGGTCACAATCATTGCCGAGGTAGCCTTTGTTCACAAAGGCGAGTCGGTGATACGAGGTGACCGTCTGCCGATGTCGCTAGAAGATGCGCTTGATCTTCAGGCACTCGCTCTCGCGACGATTGTTCCAACGGAAGAAGTTGCTGTTGCGACACCGGTCGCTGCTGCGGCGGACACTGAACCAGCCAAGCCGCGGCGCACCGCGTCGCGCAATCGGTATCTGCGCCGCGACGCTCGGCGTGATGAGGGCACCGGCACATGAAGTTTCTTGGGCTGGACATCTCGATAGCGAAACAGAGAGAGACAAAGGCCACCGATACGGCGGTCGTGCCAACTACGCCAACGCACATGGGAGGATGGTTCGGCTCGATTCTCGAACCGTTCACCGGAGCATGGTCGCGGAACTTGGAATTGGTGGAGACCGACAAGGACGTGATGGCGTTCTCTGCGGTCTACGGCTGCGTGTCGTTGATCTCGGCGGACATCGCCAAGCTTCGCGTAAAGCTGGTCAAAGAGAATCGTGAGACGCAGACGTGGCGCGAGATTACCGACTCCTCCGTCCCATTCCTCAAGCTGCTGCGCAAGCCGAACAATTACCAGACCCGCATTCAGTTCTTCGAGCAATGGATCGTGAATCTGTTGCTCTGTGGAAACGCATACATCCTGCTTGAGCGTGATCAGCGCAACATGGTCCGCGCCATGTACGCGCTGAACCCGCGCTGCGTAGTCCCGCTGGTCGCTCCCGATGGGTCAGTCATGTATCAGGTGCGACGCGATCCTCTGGCCGGCATTGATGATGATGCGGGCGCAGTCGTGCCGGCACAGGACATGCTGCACGACCGGTTGATCTGTCCGTACCACCCACTGGTGGGCGTGTCCGCAATCTATGCTTGCGCGATGAGCGTGACGCAAGGCCGGAAGATTCAGCGCAATGCCACCATGTTCTTTGAAAACCAGTCGCGGCCGTCAGGCATCCTGACCGCTCCGGGGCACATCCCAGACGACACGGCGCGGCGGCTCAAGGATGCTTGGGAAAAGAACTTCTCGGGCGGCAACATCGGACGGCTGGCTGTCCTTGGCGACGCACTAAAGTACGAGGCAATGACGATCAGCGCACAGGACTCGCAGTTGATCGAGCAGTTGAGATGGACGGTCGAGGATGTGGCCCGCTGCTTCAAGGTGCCCTTGCACATGCTCGCGGTGACGGGATCGAATCCGTCCTACAACAACATCGGCGCGCTGAATCAGGCGTACTACTCGCAGACCTTGCAGAAGCCGATGGAGGCAATCGAGCTTCTGCTTGATGAAGGTCTCGGCCTACTGCACATAGGCTACGGAACAGAGTTCGACATCGAGTCTCTGGTACGCATGGACCCCACAGCGCGCGCCGACTATCACTCCAAAGGAATCGGCGCTGGCTACCTCAAGCCGAACGAAGCGCGACGGATCGAAAACTTGGAGCCCGTCGATGGCGGAGATACTCCATACATGCAGCAGCAGAACTACTCGCTCGCTGCACTCGCCGCGCGTGACGAGACGGACCCGCTTTCCACACCACCGCCTCCGCCGACGCTAGCGCCGCCTCCGCCAGCACAGGAAGACGAAGACGAAGACGAAGACGAAGACGAAGACGAAGACGAAGACGAAGACGAAGACGAAGACGAAGAGCGAGCCTATGCTCGCGCTGCCGAACTGACTGCCTTGATCATCAGAGGAGTCTTGGAAGATGTCGAATCAGCCGATCCAGAGATCGCCCTCTGTGGTCCGTGAGGTCGCGCCGCGCGATGGTCGCGATGGACGAGATGGGAAGCAAGGTCCGCCCGGACCATCTGGGCCTCCGGGTCAAATCGGTCCTCCGGGGCCGCGCGGGCCGCAAGGTGACATTGGCCCGCCCGGTCCAATCGGACAGCAGGGGCCAATGGGTGACCGCGGGCCAGAGGGTCCGGTCGGACCGCAAGGGCTGCAAGGTGTGCAAGGTGAACAAGGCCAGATGGGTCCGGCTGGTCAGAAGGGTGATCAGGGTTCACAGGGGCGCGACGGTCGCGACAGCGCGCTCTCCTATCGCTTCAAGTTGTCGCGGGACGCGAATGGACTTCTGGACGAAGTTGTCGCGTTTCCCATCAAGTAAACAGGAGAGAACGAAATGCCATTAGTTGCAGGCGACATCGAGTACCGTCTTTCTGGCGGAGCAGCACAAAGCGATCCGGCTCTGTCCCTCGGCGGGGCGAAGTCGTCGGTCGAGTTCACCAATGGCAACGTCTTCGATGACGTTTCTGGCGCGGAGTCCGCCTCTGGCGACACCGAGTACCGCGGCGTGTATGTCCAGAACAACTACGCCGGGTCGCCGTCGCTCGATTTGCAGAACGCGCGAATCTGGATTCAGGTCAACACGCCGAGTCCGGACACGGTCCTTGAGATCGCGCTGTGCGCCGAAGGTCCGAACGCGACGATGGAGACCATCGGCAACGAGAACACGCAGCCAGTCGGCTCGCCGATGACGTTCTCATCTGCGCCGCTGTCATACGCGACGGGTCTCGTTCTCGGCACGCTCGCTCCCGGCCAGTTCTACGGCGTCTGGATTCGGCGCGTAGTCAGTCCGGGCGCCTCGGCGTTTTCGGATAGCTGGACGATCCGCGTCGAAGGCGACACCGCCGCGTAGTCGTGGTGGTTGGAGGCGGGGCGCTTCGGCGCCTTGCTTCCCCTCATCTGCATGTAATGACGCTCCGCGCTTCGCGCTGACCGCATATTCGGGAACCCGTGATGCTATTACCTGATCGTATTGGAGGCGGTGAGCCGATTGGCTTCCAGAACGCATCAGCTATCGGCGTGCAGATGATCGCAACCGCGACCTCAGGTGTAGCCAATACAAAAGGCACATGGGTAGGCGTTAGCAGCTCGACACACAATCATGCTTGCCTTGCAGGGATGA